GTAATACATGAGTTTATATCGTAATATTAATGCAAGAAAAAAAGCTGGAACAAGTCGTTCTAAGAAAAAATCAACTATATCTGCAAAGGCTTATTCAAATATGAAAAAAGGTTTTCCAAAAAAGAAAAAGAAAAAATGAATTATTTACCTATTAAAACAAATTTTCCATTCTTACAACTAACTCCAGATGCTTATAGAAGTGATGGAATGTTAAAGTCTGCAGTAGGTTGGCAAGGTGCTATTAAAAATGATGTTACTGGTAAAACTATGACAGAACTTTCTATAGGCGCACCTAATACTGAAGAAGGTTTTTATCCTTTAATAAATCCTTATACAACAGATGAACAAATAGAATTCATTAAAAATAATAATTTTGAAGGTAGAACTCAAGAATTGTCAAAGACTAAAATTGGCAAAGATATGTTAAATAATGCTCGTAGGCATTACGAAGAAAGTTTAGAAAGAGGTGTGTCTCCTTTTAATAATTTTTATACATATGAAAATCCATTAGGTCTTATGAATTTTGAACAAAATAACAATCAAAATCTTTTAAATATGCCATTAATTCCACCTGTAAATTCAATAATTAAAAGAAAAATAAAAAAGAAAAAGAGAAAAAGAAAAAATGATTAGTCTATTAGGTAGTTTACTAGGTTTTGGTACTTCTTTCTTGCCAAGCGTCTTAGGTTTCTTTGAAAAGAAAGCTAAATTTAAACAAGACTTACTTATGCTTGAGGCAAAGGCAAAATATGCCGAACAAATGTCTAAGTATAAAATACAAGAGCTAGACGCAGAAGCTGACATAGCCGAAGCAAAAGCTATTTATGCTCATGCCGAGCAACTTTCCAAAAACAATTCCTCTAAATTTATAGGTGCATTACAAGCATCAGTACGCCCAGTTATTACTTATTTATTATTCTCTGTGTTTGCTTTTGTTAAAGTTACACAGGTTTATATAGCCATACAGCAAGGTGACGACCCATTAGAAGGTGTAGTAGCTGCATGGGATATTGAAACACAAAGTATGTTTTCAGCAATCATTGCTTTTTGGTTTGGCAATAGAATGATGAAAAGAAATGGATCATAAGGTATTTTGCAAACTAATAGTAAAAACTGGAACATCAAAGACAGAATTGATGCAACAATGTGGCGTTGCTAAGATAACTATTAACGGAATGATAAAAGGCACAGCTCCTGTTCCAGACAGCGTTCAACATTATCTTGTAAATAAACTCAACTCGTGATACAATTTCTTTTATAATTATAGGTAATAAAATGAAAAATATTATTATGGCAGTTTTTGTATTAGGATTAGTTACAGCTTGTGCTAGTTCTAACATTGGTATTAATGCTAATGTACCAGAAAGCCAAAAAGTTAAAATATTAATTGAGACTGAACCAAAATCTGAATAATGGAAATCCCACAAGTTTGCCATATGCAGCGAGCATTGAGTGACACTCAAATTTTTACTGTCTTAGAGAAAATAAAAAAAATACCCTCCCAAGACGGAAGCCTGACAGGTGGCGATAATAAATCTTATAGAAGTGTTGATGTAAAAGCCTTTGAAGCTAACAATAAAGAACTAGAATTTGTTGCTGAAATTGTTTCTAGTTTTACGCAGACTGTTAATGATAAATATTGGAACTTTGATATAAAAGGCTTTGCCGAGCCACTACAGTTCTTGACATATAAAAAAGGTGGCAAATATGATAGTCACATGGACATTAACTGGGAAAACCTAAACTCTAAAAGACCAAACAGAAAAATTACTACAATTATTCAACTAACAGATGATGATAAATATTATGGCGGTGATCTAAAAATTGACGTTGATAATAAGAATGATTTTTTTATACCAAGAAAGAAAGGCGATATAGTTTGTTTTCCATCTTTTCTTTTACATAAAGTTTTTCCTGTCAAGAAAGGTGTAAGACATTCTATTGTGTCTTGGTTGTCAGGCGACTCTTGGAAATAACTATTTCTTACAATCCTCATAAACAGATTGATATTTACTAACAAGTTCTGGCTTTCTTAAATGTATCTCTCGTATGCCATGAATAACACTTGTATGGTCTTTGTCATACTTATCGCCAATCTCAACTAAACTTAATATTGAGTTTGTTTTTAATAAATTAAATATTAACCATCTTGCTATAGACAGCTCTTTTACCCTTCTGCGTGATATTAAATCAATGTATGATATTTGGAAATCATCACATATATGCTCTATTGTTTTATCTAAACATTTTTTATTTCTTAATTTTTCCATTTTCTTCTATTGCCCTATCTATGTAGAATTTAGCTTTCTCCAAATCTTGTTGAAAATTTCCTTTCTTAGTACATCTCCACACATACTTACTTGCATTACCAAGACAATAAGCAATAAAACCTTTTACTCCCAACATGGCTCGTATGGAGTCTAAAGCCTCTAACTTATCGCCTTGATAATGAGGTGGATTATTAACTAAATCTTCTTCCATTTAAAAAGGAATGTCGTCATTTGGCTCAACGCTTGATGGTGCAGCAGATTGTTGGTCTTTTTTTGCATGAGACACTACATTACCAATTTCTACTTTTAACGTAGCATTAGCATCACCATCTTTTTTAACGTAAGAATTTATACCTGAGATTTTACCAAATACAGTTACTGGCATACCTTTGCTTAACCAAGATAAACTTTCACCATACTTACCCCAAACAGCACAATCATTATAAATAACTGTTTCTTTGTTAATGTTTGAAGCAACTGTAAAATTTAATACAGATGTTTCGCCAACATTTTTTAGTTCTGGATCGTTAGCAATATTACCAGTAATATTATATGAGTTCATATTTTTCTCCTATGGTTAATTAAACTCTATCTTCAAGAGCAGTCTTTCTGCTCGCAAAAATTCCTCTTACATAATCAGTATGATTTGACTCTTTTATTTTAGTAGAATTATCAATAGCCCAATTATTTAATTCTTCTGTTGATGTAATATTGTTAATAGCTATTTCAAAACCTTCTTTTTCTAATTTATCTGCATGGCTATCTTCATCAACATAATCATCTTTTGGTAGTTCTTGTTTTGTTTCATGTGAAACATTATCAGGTGGTAAATCCTCACCCTTGTATATAAACAAGCCATAACCAAACATACCTAAACATTTAACAAGACCTCTTTGAAAAGCAGTATTGATTTGAAAAGCATTAGGTTGTGCAACAGGTTTATTTTTATAGTCAAGTATAGGAAATTCCTCTGTAAGAGTTCTATCTTCTATTGTAATAGAAACTGATACAAAGCCTTGTATGTCACTTAATTTTTTAGTAAATGTAACATTTGGATAAGCCCTACTTACATGATCCCATGCAGTAGCCCACGATATATAATTAAACTGACCTTTTTTATCTATATCTTTCTTGTTAATCTTAATGGTGCTTAATGTTTCAAACACAGTTTTTTTAGTCATCTTTCTCTCCATTTTTTATTTGCGTTAATGTTTTTGAATATTTATCTTTGCCAATAGCTTTCCATCTACCACCCCAGTTATGTTCCATTCTTTTTTCAAATTCTGACCAATAAATATCCCAATCAAAACCACAATGTTTTTCATATAGCTCCTGTAGCATAACGTGTATCTTTTGTTTTTTATTCATTAGGCTTCTTGTAATGTTTGCGTGTTTCTTCACAGAAAAAAGAGTTTTCATATCTCTTTGGTCTATGACTGTATTTCTTACCTTTAGAGTTCTTCCTGCCATCTATTAATTTCTTTGCCATTATTTTTCCTCTACCTCTGCGTTCATAGGCATATGTGTAACAAGATACTTTGCTTTCATAGGTGGCATATCCCAATAGTCATCTTTAGCCATCTCAAGGGCTTGTTCTGGCTTCCACGCCTTAAAACTTTTGTGAACTGTAATAATTTGTGTAACCTTAACTTTATACATTTTTTGTTTTGCTACTTTAGCCATAATTCTTTCGCCTTATTTTCTAACTCATCACCTAAGTTCCAATAAAAATCACCAACAAAGTCTGGAGTATCTAAAACACTAATAGGGTCATCAAGCATAATTAATGATTGTCTTAGCCTTGCTTTTTTAATCATTGACCTTGAGTACAACTCTAAATTGCCAAAGGACATTTCTTCACAGTTATCTGGGTGGAAAGCCACCGCCTTGTTTTTATTACCTACTATAATAATAGGATAATATTCTCTGTTCATAGCTTCCCAATACACAGTAATTTGTTCTAAATAATTTAATCTTGGTATCTTGGGAATAGAGGCAACGCTGAAACCTCTACTCCCATCTTTCTTCACAGCACCTAAACGTGGCTGTAAGGTTTTATACTCGATTATGGTTTTGGGATTATTAATTAACATATCAGCGTAGCCAATAATCGGTACAGATAGTTCTTTTGGTTGCCATAATATTTGTTGTTCAAAATTAGCTTCAACAAATGTCTTATGTTTTGTTGGTGTAAAATTTTCACCTTTTCTTTCTTGTAAAGTATCAATCGTTACATCAAGCATTTTTTGTGCAGTTATGGGTGCGTGTTCTTTGCAGCCAATCATCTTTTGTGCATCATTTTCGTTTACAGCAACATGGTCATCAATCTTGTTACCAATCTCATCAAATATTAAATCTATTGTTTCTTGATCGTACTCAAAGGTATTGGGATTTGTTTCTTGCAAAGCCATATCAAGTGACTCATGGATTGCTGTTCCTGCTGTAGCTGGTACACCAAATTCAATTTTCTTTCTTTCTTCAGATGTAAGTTTTATATATTTAAACCACCATAGATTAAGTGGTATATTTAACTGCGAGGCAGAAAAATGTTTTATATTGTATTCTTCTAATTTGTTTTTAAGTTCCATTTTAAATTTCTATTATTTTTGTTTTTAATTGTTTTGGAAAAGGTACAAATATTTCATCTTCATTTCTGTCATTTATATATAAAAACAAATCATCAAATTTAATTTTTGATTCTAATATTATTGGTTTAATATTTTTAATTGTTTCCTTATCGTAACCTTGCACTTCTAAAATTAAAGGATTGTATTGTCTATTAGCAAAAAACTTTGCAACTTTTTTATTAATAGTCCAAGAATAACCTAAAGTTTTAATATGAGATAATTGTCCTCTATAAATTTTAAACCATTTTTTTTCGTATAATTCATTATATTTATTAAAATCATTATCTAATATTAAATTTTCAAAAGACTGTTTCACGTGAAACAATTTATTATTAGTGCATATTTTCTCTATAGACTTACCTATATCATAAGAGCTATCAATATCAGTATATGACATTAAAAGTATTGATAATTCTTCTTGTACTTGAGTTTGAGTTTTTTCCATTTTTTTTCCATTTTGTTTGCTTTCCCCATTATACCGATTTATTCACATAGGTCAATACACAATATTAATAAAGTTAATTTGTAATTTTATTTGACAGGTATATATCAATCTTTATGGAAACTTATTTACATTTAACAACAGCAAGCGTCATCATTATCTGTCTAAGCAAGATATTCTAAATCTTCATTTACAGATTCTGACTCATTGGTTCTCTTACGTCTAGTGCCACAACTAATGGACAAATCAATAGACCTAAGATTTACGTTGCTGTCGTTAATATGGTGAAAGAACATTATACAGATAACACTCACAATGTTTAACAGTATATTCTTCCACTCGTTTTTATTACCAGTAAAAACAAGTCCTCCCTTTTGTGGTGAGGACTATTTTTTTGATTTTATTTAATAAAAATAGCTAGATTTTACGATTTTTTTGTGATTGTCGAACTATGTCGAAATTGTGTTAGCCACCTAATAATGGGTTTCGGCTATTATCGGTAGCCTTTTCTAACTTCGATACTTTTTCTTCAAGTATGGCTATCTTTGTTTCTAGTGGCGAGACATCAACAGATGTTATTTCAACAGCTTCTAAATTATCTAAACGATTATTTATTGTTGTTACATTCGTGGCTACTGAGTAAAAACCGCCACCGATACTGGCGATAATGCCCACCAGCACAACGTACTTCTGTAAATTATCCATTAAATTTTTCATTAGTATCTCCTAAATAAATCTAAATTCTGACTGCTCACCATTTTATTCATTGCAATAGATGAGGCTTCTGTCATTGATATATGTGCATTAATATTATCACTTAAAACAACATTTGTATATATTTGATAAGGTTCGTAAAAAGCAACGTCTGGAATGCTCATTGCAGAATAATTATCCCAACCTTGTTTATAATTCATTAGAGCGATTAAATTCGATTGTCCTTGCACATCATACTCACCACTTTCGTTTTGGTTTTCTTCTATCTCCTCTTGCAAACTTTCCATGTTACTTTGGATCACACTTGCTACAACTTGGTCTGCCTCAGATGATGTCATTGTTTCATTTGTAATTGATGTAATTTCATTACTTATACTATCAGTCGTTACAGTCTGTACTTGCACAATAGCAACTCCCATTGCGTCATTACCAATAGGATTGACTTCGATAGTTTGGACAACAGACTGCAAAGCATTTTGTG